AATATATTTATGCTATCTTACGCTTTTTGCCACCAAGTTGCCAACCATCATCTAAGTAACTTTGTAGTACATCCTTCTTTACTTTCTTCTCTGTATTGTCTTTGTTGATACTTATATTACCAAGTACAGCGTTGGCTACATTAGCTCCGTGTGTCTTTACTTTTGCTACACCTTTTTGTGTTATAGAACGCTTTAGTTTTTCTTCTTCACTCATAGGACCTTTAGATTTACCTTTAAGTGCTAAACTTTGTTTTTGTTTTGTTTCTTCACTTGCTATATAACCTGCTCTACTTTCTTTCCACTTAGCAATAGTTTCTTCTGATTTTGGTGCTCTTTGTAATGCGGCATTTCTTAAATTTTTTCTATGTTCATCTGTTATTTCTACTCCACCTTTATTCCATGGTACAAGATTTTTAGATTTCATAATCTTTGAATGATTCTCAGCGTGTTCTATTCTATATTTTTCATAAACTCTGGAAGTAATTGCTGATGAGTATCGTTGATGTGTATCTCCTATTGCCCTCATACCCATCAACGCATATATCATTTTACTTCGTGCTTCTCCATCAGTCATTTTAACTAATAGCCAATGACAAATGAAATGCTCACGGGCTGATAGATATGTTAGATTAGATTTATCATTAGACCCGCCTAAAGATTGAGGCATAATATGATGCCGTTCTCGTCCGGGTGCTTTGCTCCAATTACGAGAAACTGAACGGTCTATAAATTTATGATATAGTTTGGTATATTTATTTTCTTTGTACATAATAGTATTTATGCCAATACTTGACATTCTACTATTATATCATAAAAAAGAGTGCCGAAGCACCCTTTTGATTGCAGATTGTCCCGAAAGACAATCTGATGTACCCAATTTCACTGAAAAGTTAAATTTTGTACTGCTATTTCGCCAACATAGTCGGCAGCATTACCAAATGAGCTGGCCGTATTCGTTAATTCGATGTAACCATATCTGGTCATAAAACTAACTACTGGTTCGAATGTTGATGGATCCAATACAACTCCACTGCTCATCAATGGAATGTATGGGCAATAGAATGCGGCTGCATCAGTTTCGCTAGAACCTTTATAACCAACTAGTACTGGAATAGTATCAGCGGCATAACTGTCAACGAACACACGCATAGCGCCGTTCAATGTACCAACAAACTTAGTGTTAGTTGGAGCTTCGAATGTACCTTCTGTAGTACGAGCAAAAGCACTAGTAGTTGCAGACTGTAGAACAGTCAAGGCAGCACTAGAAACAACTGCCCAGTTACCTGCGCCACGACGTGTACGTTGGGCGATCAAGTTAGCAACACGGTTGATTAGAACAGCTAAGGCAGCGTGTTCGTCACCAACGTAAGTAGCTGTACCTGATACAGTAGCTTGGTTGAATGTAAACTCTGTACTTGCTAGAGTACGTAATGACAAGAGAATCTCTTGGTCAATCTCAGCAGTAATCTCTTGTGCAAGAGCTGCCATGATTTCTGCTTCTACGTCGATACCATGTTGAGACTGAGCATCTTGTGCTGCCTCAAATGTCCAACGTGCTTGCAATTTACGTGACTTAGCTTCAACAGCTTGACGTAGAATCTGAACACTGATTTGCTTACCACCGTTGCCTTCTAAGGCAGCAGTATCGTTAGCAGTATAATAGCTAGATGACGAATCACCACTTGGTGTGCGTGAATATGCTTGAGCAATCAAGAATGGACTTAGTGCTTCTTGACCAGCTGTTACGCTAGTTGCGGCAGTACTATTGTCTGTTAATGATTGAGCATAACGTACACGTAGAGTGTGAATCTGACCAACTGGTCCTGTCATTGGCTGAACGCCTACCAATTCGTTAGCGATAACGGTTGGCATGACACGACGAATAACTGGAAGAATCACACGGTTTAGTGTAGCGATATTACCAGCTGTAGTTGTACCGGCTGAAGATTCAGCTAGTAACTGTTTTTTGGTGTTTTCTAAAATAACACCCATTGTTGAACGGCGAGTTCCTTTTAAGCCTTCTAACAGAGCTTCTTTGGTCTCGTCCCAACGGCTTTCTAAGAGTACTTTTGACATTTTATATTTCTCCTAATGATGTCTTTTTTTAAAGCCCTGCCAGACGCTTGATATCGATAACGTTATCACGTTGTTCCATATCAACTTCTTGTTTGGCAGCTTTATCCCCAGTTGCTTCTACGATAACTGATTCTGTTAATTTAGCTTTTTGTGCTGGTTTAACATTACCGTTATTTAGAACTGCTGGAAGATACTTATCGAAAGCGGCTTGTAGACGTGGTGTCTGGACGCTTTCTAGTAAGTTCTGCATTACTGATGCCTTTTCTTCGTTCAATGTAGCAAGTAACTCGCCCATTGTTTTTTCACGTAGATTAGACTCTTTAATAATACGAACTTCACGTTCCTTTGATTCAATCAACTTCTTAGCGTTGCTGATTGTATTGATGGATTCGGCTAGTTTCTGATCTTTTTCTTCTAGCTGAGTCATTAGTTTGCGAGTTTCTGCTTTCTCACTTAAGTGAGTGACACTGAATTCACTTGCGAAACTTTCAAAGATACGACGACCAAAACTGTTCTCCCGAGCAATCTTGATATCTTCTTTCAATTGACCTAATTCACCTTTGAGTTGGTTAGCGACAACCGTAGTCAATCTTTTTGCAGATTCAGCAACAAAACGTTGCTTCAATGCTTCAAGTTGTATACGACCTTCAGCAACTAACTTAACCTTAGCTTCTACTACTGCTTGTTTGTCTTGTGTGAATTCTTTAATTTCACGTGCTAAAGCATGAACAATAAATTGTTCTAACTTTTCTTGACTTTCCATTTGTAGTTTACGCTCGCTACGTAGTTCTTTGATTTCTTCGGCTAGTTTAGTAACCATAAAATCATTAAATTTTGTAGCTGATTCACGCAATTTTTGTTGCGCTATCACACGGTCTTCATTCATTGCTTGACGTTCAGTTTGAAATTCTTCAATCTCATGCTGTAGTCCTTCACTGACCATTTTATCAAGGGCTTCTACCATCACGTATCTGTCATGTTCATAACGTTGTGCGAATTCTTCACGCAATTCTGCACGTACTTGCTCACGAGCCTCATTCAATTTAGATTCCCATGCCTCGTTTATAGCGACACCTGTTTCTTCATTGATTAATCCACTCTCAAGTAATGGTTTGATAGCATCTAACATGCTTAATCCCCTTTGTTAATTTTGAGATCCTTGATAAGACGAACCACTTCGTCTTTCAGGTATCTCTGTACCTTCTTGTCGCCTTGTGCTTCTTTTGCAATATCCAACAACTTATGACCATGACGCATATTCATCATACCTTCATATATTGCTTTAGGATAAGCATTGGGTGCACTAGGTTGTGCGACAATATCCACAGTGACTATTTCAAAGTCACTAACTTTGCCGTCCAAGTCATTCACGTTACCGCTACCACGACTTGAAACGCCGAGTTTCACACCACTCTCCAACATAGTAGACACTAACTGTCCCATTGGGGTTGGTAAAATCTTTAACTTGCCAAAACCATTAGCACCATCCATCCACATACTAGTAATCATATGTGATACACGGTCTAGGTTAATTTTTAAGTCATCTGGGTGATCTACTTCACCTAATACTGAATAGCCTTCTGTAATTTGTCTGTTAAGAGTTTCAACGGCACTTTCAATTTCAGAAACGGGGTAGACACGCTCATTAGCGTTCTTTACCCCACCCTGAATGAAGATACCCTTCATATAAAGGCTCTTCAAAGCACCTTCACCTGTGCTTTCGACCACCATACTAGCACGGTCGAAAGTCAGATGCTCTTTAAGATACAAAGCCATTGCTCTCAAATTCCTTAAATGCGTCTTTTAGCAGTAGTTCTACGTGACTCTGCTACTGGGCTACGAACTTTACCTGCTTCGTCTTTAGTGACTGGCTTAGGTGCAGCTGTTAAGTCTGCATTATTTTGTGCTGGACTATTCTTAAATGATCCTGCACCTTTAACAGATGTTTCACCTTTTGCATATGCATTACTTGGGCCTTTTGGTCCTGTTGGAACTGATTCACTAGCACCACTGAACTTAACTGGTCTGCTGTCCATTCCAGCTTGACCGCTATTAGCGTCTACTGTACTTTTGTTTTGAACACCATTGTCACCGTGAGTTACAGAAACTTTCTTTAGTGTGATAGCTTCCATCATAGGATCTTCTTCACCACCCATATCACCCATGTCGTCATCGCCCATGTCATCCATGTCGCCTTCGTCATCACCCATATCACCCATGTCGTCATCACCGCCCATGATATCTTCAAACTCAGCCATTAGCTGGTCTAATTTATCTTCTAGGTCAACAACACGGTCTTCTAAACCTTCTTCGCCACCTTCTTCACTGTCCATTTCAATGTCAACAGTTTCTTCACCGTCGTCATCCATGTCATCGATGTCAAATTCTTCATCTTCACCTTCTGCCATACCAGTTTGTTCGCTACCAATTTCGTCTAACAAATCTTCTACTGGACCAGATGGCTGATTCATCATGTCATCTTCGTCCATCATTGTTTCATAAATTTCGCGGCTTTTCTCAACTACGATATCGTGAAATAATGCGCGGGCTTGTTCTTCGTTCTCATTGATAATCAAATCAATCAGTTGTTCAAATTTTTTATTATCCATTGAATGTCTCCTATATAAATGGCTTTGTAGAATTATTTAGTGTGTATATGGCAAAACAGCACAATAAGTGCTGTTTTTTTGCGTTTTTGCCTAGAATAAGGCTTTTTTATATTATAATTGTGGTTGATCAGGTTTTGGCTGACTATATTGTGCGTTAATCTTTTTAAGATAGTTAGCCTTTTCGTAATTTCTAACATCATTCATCTTACGTAATTTACGAATCTGACGTAATGTTAATTTAGTTTTACGGCTTTCTTTCCACTTTGGTTTGCTGTTATCAGACTCTACATCTTGGTAACCTTCAATAGCGGGAGTAAACATCTCAAAAAGTTTCATATTGTTTATTTATCTTAAATCTGTCCGGGCGCACCGCCTGGTGCATTGCCTGCCATATTACCGGCATCATTACCAACTGGACCAGCTACTTCCATACCGTCTAATCCACCTTCTGGTTCAGGTGCATTCATATCTTCACCAGTTTGTGTATCAGATTCAATATCACCCACTGACACTCCAATACTACGTAAATCATTACCTTGTGGTTCAATCTCAATCTCTTTATCATTTTCTTCACGCCACATTTTTTCGTTTTTACTGATTTCTTCTTCGGATAAGCCCAAGAATCGTTCTAACGCAAAACGTTTACTTATGTATGGATATTGTTCAATAGCACTGAATGAAGTAATACGTGCTGTATCTAATTCACTTTGGCGATAGGCTGCAAAGTTCTGTGGTGGATTAAACTGTAATTGAAATAAACCACTATCAATATTCAATCCTCTCCAACGTAAGAATAACTTAAATTCTTCGTCTAGCTTTTGACTGATATATTTCTGTAGTCGTTCGCAATATTGATTGAAACGGAACTCTTGAATCATAGCTGTACCAACACGTCCGTCACTCATTGGAGTAGGATTATCATCTGGTCCTGTTGGAAGATAGCTACTTGGCACACGTAAACCACGTGCTAATCTGTTGTTAAAGTAACGCAAGTCATCAATCTCACCCAAATTTTGTCCACCGGGCAACACTTCAACACTTGATCCTCTTCCGTCAGCAGTAACTGGAAAGAAGTAATCTTCATTCATACTTAATGGGTTATAGCTAGCATCAACTACACTTCCACCACCATGTGTACTTGGAATACGTCTTTGATGTATCTCATTCTTAATACGTTCAACGAAAGCCATAGCTAAGTGACTTGGCATATTACCAACGTCAATCTTAAACATTCTACGTTCTGGAGCACGTTGTACACGATATATAAGAACCGCGTCTTCTAATAATTCTTTTTGCTTATATACCTTAAAGACATTCTCTAAAATACTTTGACCAAAGGGCCAAAAGCGGTCTAATCCTTCTGTTAAGCTTAAGTGGACAACGTGTTTAGCATCAATGGCTGCTTCACTTTGACCTAATGTAAACCGACTACCTGATGTGTTGTAGGGCATACTTGGAACAGTATATCCTCCACCTGCGCCTCCACCACCTGTACCGCCCATACCAGTTGCTGGGTTAGAGGCAAAGTCTGTATTAGTTTTAGTAGCCACTGATAAGTTTTGTAAGTTAATGTTAATATCTTTAATAACATATTGTTCAGGCTTTTTACCTTCACTTTCATTTACAATAACTTTAATAACCTTAGTCATATCGACCCAGTATAACTTAAAATTTTCTGGGTCACGTACAAATACCTGATCACCGTACTTAATAGTATTACGGAAGATTTTGAATGTTCTAGTGTCAAATTCGTTTAATTTGCACCACTGTTGTAGTTGAGTTTTTAGTAATTCAACTTCATGTTGTGTTGGTTCATCTTTGAAATTTAAGTCAAAGGGTGTTTTATTATGTTCATTTGTTTGTGTGCTGAATTCACTTATAATGTCTAAGCAAGCGTTAATCTCAGCATCAACGTCCATCATTTCATATTGGTTGTAACGTTCAATACGATTTGGGTGACCGGTATATACTTCTGGTAAACGGCTACGATAGTTCTTATAGCCCATTTCAGCATTATTGTAACCGCCGGTATCACTACCGTTTTGTCCTGGGCTACCGTTCCATGCACCGGTGTTATTATTAAAACCAGATATGGGACTAGAGATACCGGATTTGTTTGAGAAGCGTTTTTTATAGGTCATAGTAGATACTTTGTCTAGTATTTAGCGTTAAACCATTGTATTACGTAATAATTTATCTGATATAGCATTACCGGTACTTAGTTGAGAAATCATTTCATCAAATTTATCTTCCATCATTTGCATCATTGATTGAGTAATGCCAGCAAGTTGATCTACTCCCGGCATAGACATGCTTGTTAATGGATCTTTTGACACATTATTATTTAATGGAACAATAGCTTCTCTACCGTGAAGTTCAACATCATATCCAGAACTAGGTCCATCAAATATTCCTCCATCCATTGCTTTAAGTAAACTTCCTCCCTCTGATTTGGCAGCACTAAAATGCATAGCGTCTTTACTACTTCGCCAATTTCCTCCCCAACCTAGACCAAGGCCTCGTGCAACATCAGCTATCTCTGCAGGCATATCTGTAACCAAAGTACTACCCATTGGATTAGTATCAGGATTGATATCTATTGCTGCTCCATGAGCATGTATACTTTTTACTCCTGCTTTACCTCTTACATCTCTATCAATATATCCACCTAAACTACGAATATCATATCCGGCATTATCTAAATAGTCAACTAATTTTTGAAATTGCGGAGCATACTCGGCATTAACCTGAGCTGATCTACCTGATTTACTAGTAATACTAGACAATTTAATATTACTACCGCCTCCTCCTCCACTAGAACTATGTTCATTGCTTGGGCCTCCAGCCTTTGAACTTACACTTCTAGTGGTTGGTGCGTCTTCAGCTTCTGCTTTAAATTTATGTCCGCCGGCTTTTGCTTGGTCTGTATTTAGATATGCTTCTTGTCCACTGGCTCTGCGTTCTTTGTTTATTACTCTTAACTCATTTTGCATTGCCATTTGACGTTCCATCTTCTTCGCCATAGCAATCTGTGATTGTTTATTAAATTCTTCTTCTTCTAATTGAGTTTTTTTAGCCTTTTCCTTAGCTACATCTACTGCCTTTTGTAATTCTGCTTTATCTTTATCAGTTTTGTTAGGATCAGTTTGTGCTTTTTTTAACAGTAAAATTGCATCTTTAAGCTCTTTTTGTGCATCAATATTTTCGTCCATTACTTTTTGTTGGTTAAGTAATGCTTTATTATCTTCTTCATTATTAGATAAACCCTCATTAGGATCTTTACCTAAAATTTTGTTAATGTATTTCATTAAATCTACCATAGATTTAGTAAAAGCATTTACTGCACTAGAAGCCATTGGCAATGCTAATGTTCCCATTTTGAAAACTTCTTGCCCCATTCTTTCCATGTTTTGTTGAGCTTGAACTGTATTTTCAGTTAAATCACCGGCTGCCTTTTTTTGTTTATTTTGTATTTCTATAGCCTCTTCCAAAGATACATTATTTTGATTTTGTATATCTCTTAATGAACTATAACTACCTAATGTTTTAGTATCAGGCATCAATGCAAAGGTTTCTTTACCAAAAGTATCAATAGCTTGTTTAGCACCCTTCTTCATCATTGTCTGCGCTAAATCAAAATTCTTTGCTACTTCTTCAGGTTTAGAATTTTTTAACTTATCTATTACGTCAGGTACAGTATCACCCATAACTCTCAACGCTTTTTTGGCTGCTTCAGTATTTGCACCAGATGTTAAATCCATAAATCCACGTTTTAATTCTGGATCTTTAATAGTTAATGCAAATTGTTTTATAGCTTCTGCACCGGCAGCATTTTCTTCAGCAATAACATCCATACTAGCCGAGAAACGACTGTCAGCTAGTTGTTCATTACGTTGTTTTATTATATCTTCTTTGCTTAAGCCGGTTACCTTTTGTAATGCATCTAGTTCTTGTGCATACTTAGCAGTACCCTTTGCTAGCTGTTCTTCAGTCATGTTTCTAGCACGACCTAATTTAAGTTCCTGTTGTAAGAATCCAGCTGAAGCAGTTCCTATATCATCAGCAGTCATTCCTAATTTACGTAATTCTAATCCAGCTTCTGCCAACGGACCGTCACCTTTAGTCAACATACCTACAGCTTTAGTAAACTTATCAGCACCTCCACCTACTGTTTTACCCCATTGTGCTAAGTCACCAGCATTCTCTCTTATTGCTTTTTTGAATCCTTCAAGACTCATACCTGATTCTAGAAATTGTCTGGAAACACCTTCCATACCTTCCGCAGTTAATGCACCTGCATTTGCTAATTCTTGAAATGCCTTAAGGTTTTTGTCCATTAATTCTAAAACAAATTTAGCACCTTCGGCTGCGGCTTTAGTAGCTCCTGCTATTGCTTCACCTACAAATGGTATAGCCTTAGCCAAGCTAGCTAATGAGTTTGCTACAATATCAATTAATGGATTTAATGATGTGAAATTAGTATTGCCGTTTGCTAAACCCATAGCAAAACTACCTAATCCTTTAGTAAGATCACCTAGACCTTTGACAAAGTTACTCCCAAATTCATCCTGGGCTTTTTGTAATTCTGCCTGTTTGGCTTTTGATCGTTCTTCACTAGCTCCTTCTTTTCTTAATCTGTCTAGTACCTTTTTTTGTTCTTTGTCTAGATCAAGATTTTGCCTACTAAGCATTTTTGTTAAATTATTTTGATCATCAATAAAATAATTATAATTTTCTAACTCTTTTTCATATAGAACTTGTTTTCTATTTTGTAGGGCCTGCTCCTTACCTAAAAGTCTTTCTAAATCACTATTGATTTTTTGTTCAATTTTGCCACGTCTTGCACCAGTGGCTTCAAGAGCCTTCAAAGTGCCTGCTTCTACGTTACCGTGAGCATCTAATTTAGCGGTTACACCATGACGGATTCTTAACTCTTCCTCAGCTAAATCAGCTTGCATTCCCAAAGCTTCTTTTAATCTTCTAAATTCTTCCGATTCTTCAGCCATATATTTTACTCATAATGTTATTATTTAAAGGCGTAAATTGTACCCACTAAATAGTTCATAGTATTTATGATTGTAAAAAACCCGTTTTGGAGAACATATGAACAATAACCCATTAAAACAATATTTTCGTAGACCTGCGATATATTTAAAATTACCCAGCGAGGGTAAATATTATCCAATAGACGCTATTGATTTACCTGATAACAAAGAACTTCCTGTATATCCAATGACAGCTATAGATGAAATAACTAGCAAAACTCCAGACGCTCTATATAGCGGTGTGGCAATTTCTGAAATCATTAAAAGCTGTGTACCAAATATTAAAGATCCATGGTCTATCCCAACAATTGATTTGGATGCTATATTAATAGCTATCAGAGCGGCAACTAATGGAAATTTATTAGATGTTGAGTCAACATGTCCTAGTTGTACTGAGTCTGCTTCATATAATGTTAATCTAATTGGATTACTATCAAAAATAGTAGTAGATGAATACAAAAATAACGTAGCTATTGATGAAATGTCCATTGCGTTCAAACCAATCACATATAAATCATATAATAAATTAAATTTGGCTCAGTTTGAATTAGAAAAAAATGTAAGAAAAATGAATGAGATTACGTCTGATGAAGAAAGATTAAAATATTCAACAGAAATGATGAAACAATTAAATGATTTAACCATGCTTCTTGTGTCTGAATCAATTGACAATATTACTACCCCGTCATTTGTTGTAAATGAAAAAGAATATATTCTTGATTTTTTACAGAATTGTGATAGGAACTCATTTGTAAAATTAAAAGAGCATACAATAAAATTACGAGAAGATGCTCAATTAAAACCATTAGCAGTTAAATGCATTCACTGTGAACATGAGTATAACCAAACCATTGCGTTAAATGTATCTGATTTTTTCGAATAAGGCTTCTGTATCTGTCCGCTGAGGATATACAGAAGCTGATAGACGATATGGAAAAAGAAACGTTAATCATTAAAGAAAATGCTATAAGAATGGCTTGGCATATGCGTGGGGGTGTTACCTATGAAGATATATTAAACATGTGTACTACTGAACGTAATGTTATATCAAAATTAATGGAAGATAACTATGAAACTACTAAGAAATCAGGGCTTCCATTCTTCTAATTAATTCCGTAACTGTTCATTTATCATTACGGGTTATCTATGTAAAGATGAACTTCGTTCATCTAAGAACTCACTTCGTTCGTTCTTATTTTTTACGGTTATCTATTGTCTTTTACTCTACATTATATATGGACTATATTGCCGCTTTGAAGCCATGGTAGTGCTATTCAGCACTACCAATGGTTAAGGGTATTTGCCATGCCCGTCATCCTTTGTCATCTTTTCCCCGTCTAATTAGCTATTTGTTGCTACTAAACGCTACCGGTTGCTCTGTAAAGTTATGGGACTGTAGTGAAGCTATCAATGATCTTTCAATTGATTCTTCAGCAACGCACTTCTCACCCCGCAAAGATAAAGTAGGG